TTAGATCAATGGTGTAAAGAAATGAAAGTTGATGATTTTGATTTTATTAACTGTATTGATTCAGTTGGTGATTATAAAAAGCTAAATATCAATAAGACTAATATAGTAAACTCAACTCAGAATCGTAAAAAGATTATAGCTCTTGGAAACTTTTCTTCAGAGACTCTGACTAAACTTGGGATAGATCATTTTAAGATGCCACATCCCTCTCCAAGAAATAGAAAACTTAATGATAAAGAGTTTGAGAAAAAAATGATTAACGAGTGTAAAAGTTATTTGAACGAAACCTGTGAGCTACTCTGATCCAGTCAAATATCTCACGTTAATAAACTGATATAAAGGAGAAAATATGTCAAAAATTAAAGTCGGCATTGTCGGTGTCGGAAACTGTGCTAAGTCTCTCGTCGAGGGAATTCAATACTACAACTCAAATCCAGAAGATAAAGTTGGACTTATGTATGATGACATCGGTGGTTATACAACTACCGATATAGAATTTGTAGTTGGTTTTGATGTAGATCGTCGTAAAGTAAATCGTCCATTAACAGAGGCTTTAAGAGCCGCTCCAAACTGCGCTATGGATCATGTTGGAGAAATATTAGAAGTCGGTGCAAACACTCCAGGCTGTGTAGCTTCAGGAGCTATGGTATATTCTGGACCAGAACTAGATGGTATCGCACCATGGATGCTTGAATATCCTAAAGAAGTTTCATTTAGAACTGGAGCTGAAGCAGCAAAATCTTATGATGATATTGTAGACATAATTAAAAAGACTAAAGTCGATGTTCTAATTAATTACTTACCAGTTGGTACAGAAAAAGGATCTAGATTTTATATGGATGCTGCATTAGATGCTGGTGTTCACTTTGTTAATTGTATTCCAACTCTTATATCAACTAAAGAAACTATGGAAATAGAACAAAAGTTTATCAATAAAGGATTAACTATTGTTGGATCTGATATGAGATCCGCTTGGGGAGCTTCAAGAATGTCAGAAGTACTTCAAGGTGCTATGATAGATTCAGGACTAATGGTTACACAACACATTCAAATGAATATGGCCGCTGGTTCTACTCAAGGTCAAGAAAATATACGAACAGGTAGAACTGCTAATACTGATTTTCTTAATATGGCAGAAAAATCTCGATTGCATAATAAACATGTATCAAAAGAAAATGTTTTAAAAGGTCAGAATATAGTACGTAATGAACCTACAGCAGGTGCAACACTTTATGCTGGTCCATCTCTTACAGTATTTCAAAAGCCGGGTGGACAATATGTAGGTAGTGATAATAAAATAGCTAACTTTGATATTGTTGCTTATGGTTTCGGTGGAGCTAGATATGAAATGTCAGCTAGATTATCAGTACAAGACTCTCCAAACTCTGGTGGTGTTGTAGTATCTGCAATCAGGTTCTGTAAAGTTGCATCTGAAATGAGCATTGTTGGTTATCTTAGAGGTCCATCAGCATGGACTCAAAAAACTCCTCCACTTCAGTTATCTACATCTGATTCAAAATTTGAGTGCGATGCTCTGGCAAGACGTACTCTTACAAAATTGACAGAAGCTCAATTAAAAGTAAATAAACCAAAAGCAAAAAATCTACCATATACATTCCAAGCTGGAGAAACAGATTATGAGTAGAGAACCTTTTGAGCCTTGGAAAAACATTCCTCAAAAGACCATAAATTCATATGATATCGATGGTGTTATATACATGGGCGACTATGATGGATTAAGACCAGGACCAGATGATATTATAATTACTGGAAGGTCTATTAATACTGAAGAAGAAACTAAAAAAATGCTTCTTGAAAAAGGTATAACTAATCCTTTATACATGAACTTTAAAGATGAAGACTTTAATGATAGAGAACAATCTGGATTTCACAAAGGTTGGACTCTATTTCATCTTGAAAAGATGGGGTATCATATTGGAATTCATTACGACGATGACAAAGTCCAAATCAAAAAAATAAATGAAATGATGCCAGATATTAAATGTGTTCATATTAAGCACAAACTTGTACCAAAGGAGTAAACATGTACAACTATGATTGGTGGTCTTATGATAAAGACATAATGAAAGATTTTAATCATTTCTTAAAAAAGATTAATACTCGAGCATGTATCAATTATGGTTTTATTAATGAGGAATATGAAAACTTGAATAGGCATGGCGAGTTAGATCATGGTCTAGGCCGCAACGTAGAATATTTCCACCCTACAATTACTTTAGATGATAGAATGAGATATATTGGTACAGTCATTGCACAGCATGATATGTCCGATTTTAGTATTTTAGGTAATGGTATTATATCTCACTTTTACGGAGCGCGTGGCGTTCATATGGCAGTTACAGGATCTAACGATCCTAATGACTGTTTTGTTGATTTTGACAAATTAGCTGATAACGATAAAGATTATCTACAGCATCTTAGAAATAATATAGATAATTCTAGAAAGTTAAAAAAACCAATATGGGGTACAACAGAACTTCATACATCAATACAAGCAGCTTCTAGAAATTATTGTAGACAAAAATATAATGACGCTGAAAGAGCATTCCATCCAGTTGACGTAGTTGATTGGGTTGCATCATTTAGAGATAATGGAACATATGAAGAACTCTTTGCTGCAGATCATATTGGAGAAGCTTATAAGATATTAAGAAAGTTACCAGGTATTGGAGAATATTACGGATTTCATGGTGCTGCATCAACTAGTGTTTTACCTCAAATGAAATATTATCATGATGATAAATTTGTAGCTCCAGGACCTGGTGCAGTATATACAATAGGACTTATGTGGCCAAAGGCTCCAAAAAAATATTATGCAGAAGCAATTTACTTCTTAAGAGAAAACAGTGATGAGATTGGTCTTACAGAAGATGTTAGTTTTCATCCAGGCGCTTATAACATCGATATGCCAGGTGGAAAAAAGCTTTTTAGAGAAGATCAAAAAACTCTTAAATATTATGGTACTGAAGTTTTATCTTGTCAGTTTGGTATATACTTACAGATTAGAGAAGATGCTAAGCTATGTGCAAAACGTCAGGTATCAAGAGCTACAGTACTTGAAGATCAAAATACATTAGAAAGTTTTATGCAATGAAAGCAATATTAAACTGTCCATTTATTCCAGTAGCAAAAAGAATAGCTTCTCACAGAGGAGCTCAAGGCGTTATGTATGGCGATATGATAAAACAAAAGTATGGTCATTGTGATGTCAACTTTGGTGGCGAGATTATAGATCATAATCAGTATGATACGATGTGGGTATATCATGGAAATGATTTTAGTGGTGGATTAAATATGTTTGGTGGTGTTTATGGTTTTCCTTATGTAGAAAATACAGTAAACTTTTCTAAGTTTAAAGGAAAGATAAAATCAATAGCCATTGACTTCCCGCCATATCATGAATGGATAAAAGATAAATTAGATAAAGCTAAAAAAGACGTACAGCCTGAATGGGCCAATGTAGATTTAGATAATCTTGAAAGAATGTACAATGAAGCTGAAACTGTTGATTATCCAAATATGACCGACAAATTAGTCATAGGTGATTCACATTCAATATGCATGTATAGACCAGGTTGGACCGTCAATAGTATACCATTTAAAACTTTAAATGGAGCTTTAAAAGAAGGTATTAAAACATTTATACCAAAAGGTAGTTTCAATCAAATAGAATTATACTTTGGCAATATTGATATAAGACATCATGTATGTAGGCTAAATGCTGATATAGAAGAATTGGCCGATAGATATATCGAACAAGCAAAAGAACTGAATGCTAAAATATATGAACTACTACCAATAGAAAATGAATCACGTAAGTTACCACAATCTGGATATTACAAAGGCGAACCTTTCTGGGGTACATGGCAAGAAAGAACCGACGCAAGAAATAAATTTAATGATTACATTGAAAGTAAATATGGAATCATAAGATGGACAGATAAATTATTAAATAAAGCAGGTGAACTTGATTTTGCATGTATGGAAAAACCAAAGTCAATACATTTAAGTAGAGAGTTCTATCCTCACTGGAATGGAGAGGAAGAGGTAAATACATTAGAGGAGTTTTTCGGATGAGCTTTGCAAGTATAGTGCCACTCATAGGTGGTGAAACAATAGCGATGCAAAATGTATCAGGTAAAAAACCAGAATACATATTAAGCTATTCAGCGTTTGAAGCAAATGATAATCAATTAGTTGAGTACTATGATAACAAAGTTCCATACTATCATTTAGATGGTAATATGCCAAAAAGTTTACCAACTGTTGAATCTGTTAATACCGTATGTCCTTGTGCAGGATTAAGTAGTCTCTCACCAGTTGCAGCTACAAACAATAGTAATAATGACTGGATGATTTCAACGGCCAAACATGTTTTAGAACATATTAATCCTAAAGTCTTTTGGGGTGAAAACGCTCCAAGACTAGCAAGTAAGATGGGAGAACCTATTGTTAAGAATCTGAGAAAAATTGGTAGTGATAATGGTTATACGTTTTCTATTTACAAGACTAAATCTATATTGCATGGATTAAGTCAAGTAAGAGACAGAACATTTTATTTCTTTTGGAAGGGAAATAAAATTCCACAATTGCCATACTTTCGCAGAGATTATGAACGTATTGAAGATACTATTAGAAACACTAAAGTTGAAAAAGATGATCCTATGAATATACCAGCTAATAGTAAGGTTCCTACAGATAATCCTTTTTATAAGTATGTACTAGAAGAAATTGAAGGCGGAATAACACATTCAGAGTTTCAAGAAAAGA